CCTCCAGCGTGGTGGTGAAGGTCTTGCCCGTCTGGCGGCTCCACATCCCCGCCTTGAAGCGGGCCGGGTCGGCCAGATAGCGGCGCTGGTAGGGGTAGAGGACTGGCGTGGTCATGGCGTCATCGCCTCTACCGCTTTCGCGTTGGCCCAGATCACCTCAACACGCGGCACTTTGGCCATTGCCGCTCCCGCGCCTTGCAGACCGCTGCCACGTGTTCTTCCGGCGGCATGGCACGCCGTCTGGTAGCGAGTCACCTTCCACCCTGCCTCCGCGAGTGGCGCATAAACCGGATGGTCGTAGCCCGAGAGCACGACTGCGCCTTTGCACGCAAGGAGTGTCTCGACGAGACGCTCATGGTGGTCGTGCGAAGGTTCGACGGCGTAGGCTATTTTGTCTTTGCGCGTGTCGGAATGGTAGGGCGGATCGACGTAGAACACCGCTTCCGGGTTGTCCCAATAGCGAATGACTTCCAGCGCGTCGCGACTATCAATCTGCGCGCGCAGCAGGCGCAGATGCCAGTCGTCCAACATGGACAGGCGCATCATCCATTTATTGGTGTTGTGTGCGCAGCCGCCGTTTGAGATGAAATTGCGGCTCCAATGGCCGATGAAGTTTGCCTTCTTCCCACTGAACCCTTGATTCTTCCCAACAAAGAACGCCCATGCGCGCTGAACGGGGTCGGTCACGCTTTCGTCCTTCAGGATTTCGATCGCGCGGCCAAACTCGGCGCGGGCATAGAGGGTGTATCGAACGCGGTGCTTCAGTTCCTCGAACGCCGCCTTGTCTTGCAGGCAGCGGAACAGATTGACCAGGTCGTTGTCGAGGTCGTTGAGCACTTCCACCGGCGCTGGCTCACGCGCGAAAAAGATCGAGGCTGCGCCCATGTACGGCTCGCAGTATGGGCGGCCACCTTGCGGCACATGGCGCATGAGTTTTGTAATCATGTTGCCTTTTCCGCCGAACCACCCAACTGGCGCGCGCAGGCAATCACCCCCCATACAACCCCCGCTTGATCGCCTCCAGCGTCGCCGCGTCCAGCGTCTTGCCTTCCTTCGCGGCGGCGCGTTCCACGGCATCCAGCTTGGCGCGCACCTCCTCGGCCCACTTTTTCTGCCCGATGGACGCGCGCGAAGCCTCGGCCACGGCGCGCGCGGCGTGGGTCAGGAGCTTGACCTGCTCCGCCGGGTCGGCGTCTTCGGCCTCGCGCACGGCGAGCATGGCGTCGAACAGCGCCGACTGCACCAGGCGGATGACGGCGGCAGAGTGCTCGTCCGCCTCGTCGGGGCTGGCCTGGGCGATGATCTTGGCCGCCTCGGTGCTCGCGCGAATCGCGGCCATGCTGCGCTGCAGCTTCTGGTCGTAGCGGTGCAGGCTGGATTTGCCGATCTGGTAGCCCTGTTCGGCGAGCCAGGCCGAGAGCGCCTCATAGCCGCCGTGGGTCTGGTCGGCGAGGAGCTTTTCGAGCTGCGCGCGCAGCTCGGGCGGGAGCTGCGTGATCTTGGGGCGGCGCGGCATGGCGCACCTCACCAGCGCGGCGGGCGCGCCAGCCCCGCCGGGGCATCGGCCCGGTAGTCATACACATCCTCGCCGTTGGCGGTGAGCATGGCCGCCCACACCGGCCCCTTGCGCTCGATCGTCGCCAGGCCGTGGCTCTCAAGCCAGCCCAGCTCGCGGCGGATCAGGTCTGCCGTGGCATAGACCGGGATGTCGTGCGCGCAGGTAAGCAGCACAGCCTCGGAAGTGCCGTAGGGCCGCGCATGCCACAGGGCGGTGAGCATCACCCAGCGCAGCGTCTCGCGCTCGGCGCGGGCGGTGTCGATGGCGGCGTCGATGCGGCGCTCACTCATGGTCACTCCTTCGGGCAAGCAGCTCGTAGAGCCGGTCGAGCTTGGCGTTGATGGCGGTAAATTCCCGGATGGCGTCCTCGCGGCGCTGGTAGTGCAGCGGCAGGTCGGCCAGCAGCCTGTCCACCCGCGCCTCCACCTCGTCGATACGCGCGAGTCGCTTGTCGATGTCCTCCAGCAGCCGCGCGGCGAACCATTTGAGCAGGGCAAACACGCCGCCCAGCACCGCGCCGCCGACGCCCAGCAGCATGGGCAGATTCAGCCCAGATAGCATCACGTCACCTTCCACGGCTCACCTCGTCGTCCCACTGGCGGAGGGCATCAATCCGGGCGCGACACTGCTCGTAGAGCGCGGCGGCGTCGAGGATCCATCCGGCGATGTCGGCGTCGGTGCTGTCGCGGGCAGACTGGCCGGGATCGGCGGCAGCGGCGGCAGGGGCCGCAACAACGCTGCCGGTGGTCGAGGGCAGCTTGAGACCGAAGGCGGGGGCGTTGTGGAGCAGGCCGCGAGCAGCAGGGCTGAGGCAAGGGCGGCCCGTGGTAGCCGTTTTGAGGTCATGGCGCAGTCTCCGGTTTGTCGCATCCAGTGCGAGCAGGCGTCGGTCTTTTTCGGCGATGGCATCGTCCGCGGCTTTTTGCGCGGCCTCGATGCGGCGGCGGGATTCCTCAGCGGCAGCGGCCTCGCGGCGGGCCGCCTCGGCGCGAAGCTGGGCGACTTCGGCCTGGCGGGCGCGGTGTTCGAAGGTGTAGCCCAGCATGGCCCCGGTCGCAGCCGACGAGACCACGGCTGCCAACACCCAGGGCCCTAAAGACGGCAGCGGCATCATGGTGTCTCTCCCATGCACTGCCGGTATTCCGCCTGGCGTCGCTTGACCAGCCCCGGCAGCACCCGCCCACCGGCGCGGTTCCACATCAAGATCGCCTTGCATGCGCCCGCGTAGTCAGGCGGGGTCTGGTGCAGCCGCTTGACGATGGTGGAGCGGCAAAACGCGCCCGATCCGATGTTGTAGGCCAGGCTCGCATAGGCGTCCGCCTCGTGCTGATGCAGCGGCACGTCGCCGATGCAGGCCGCTGCCTCGCGCCAGATGCGGTCGGCGTCTTTGGCGAGCATCACCACTGCGCGCTGCGGCGTGACGGTATCGCCTGCCTTGACCGGCTTTCCGTCCGGATGGCGCGTGCTGCCAAAACCGATGGTCTGCACGCCCACCCCGTCGTCATAGGCGCGGGACGAATAGCCCTCGTAAAGAACGATCGCGGAGATGCCGAGGGCCGAAACGACGAGTAGGTTGGTCGGCGTGCGCTTCATGCCAACCATCGTGGCGGGTCACTTGGTCGTGGCAAAGCGCGAAAGCGTTCACCCACCCCCGCCCCGCGCATCAGAACAAGCTCTCTTGGGCGACCTCGCGGCTGGGGCGGCCCAGGATTTCGTAGATCCAGCGCTCGGTGAAGCGGTATTTGCGCGCCAGGTCTTGCACGCGCGCGCCCGCGTCGTACTCGGCGCGGATGGCCTGGTACAGCGCCTCGCGCCGCGCGCCGTCGCACTTGGGGATGTAGATCTCGGTCCCCCCAGCGTAGCGCACCAGCGCCTCTTGCGCGGGCTGCGGCAGGTCGCACAGCGGGCCGGAGAGCGGCAGGCGCTTCGGGATCGGCAACGACATCCCGCCGCAGGTCTGAATCAGCGCTTCGAGCGCCTCGCGGCCGATCAGGCTCTCCAGCAGCCGGGTGTCAGCCAGGGCCATGCTCACCCTCCAGACGGTACAGCCATATATTGCCCTCGCGCCAGCAGCGGATGTCAAAGCCGTTGGCGCGCAGTTCGGCGATGCAGGAGTTGACCGCACACACCCCTGCCTCCACCACGATGTCGAGTGTGGACAGATCCCGACCGGTCATCAGGACATCCAACACCCGCTGCAAGCGCGGGCTGTTCTCGAGTCTGGCTGCGTGCATCATTTGGGCATCCTCATCTTGGCGGCGAGCTCGGCCAGCATCGCCTTGATTTCAGCCCTCTTGCTCTCATCCATCGGCGGCGGCGGCAGCGGCTGGGGCTGCGGCCTGCTCGGCAGGTGTTCCCACAGGTGCGCTGGCGCAGGCCAGCGGGTAGCATGCGCGGCCAGCGACCGGTAAGCCTGCCGGATGCGCGGCGCATCCTGCGCCTCATCCCAGAGGCCGCCTCGCACCAGCAGCGCATCGCACCAGGCCAGCACCACGCCGTCGATAGCGTCCGCCGGTGGCGTGCCTTCGAGCCGCAACACCAGCAGGCGCTGCAAGCCCTCGGCTACCTCTGCCACCAGCCAGCCGGGCGCGCCCTTCATGCGCCACCCCCATCACGCGCCGCGCGCTTGATCGCCTCCAGCCGCATCACCGCATCCACCGTAGCGCTGGTCTTGGCCGCACGCTGCGGGGCGGCGGGTGGCTGCGCAATCACCGGGCCGCCTGCCGCCGGGGTGCCTTCCAGCACCCGGCGCAGATAGTTGTGATTCGTCATCCGCCGCGCCTCGCCCTTGGCGCGCAGACTCTCCACCGTCTCGGCCAGCGCCCACGCCAGCCGCGCCGGGTCGGATTCCAGCGCCAGCACCTCGCGGGCAAGTTTCAGCGCCCGCGCATGATCCAGGTCGCCGCGCGCCGGTCGCCACAGCGACAGATAGCCCACCAGCGCCCGCCCCAGATCATCGGACAACGTCGCACACAATCCGAGCAGTTCGCGCCCCGCCTCATCCTGCACCAGGGCATCCAGGTGCAGGTGCGCATGGCACACCGGGCAGCGTCCGAGCCTCATGCGCGCGCCTCCGCACGGCGGCGCTGGCGCTTCCAGCGCATCAGCCCGCTGATGACAGCGGATGCCGCGTCTTTCTCCAGCCATCGCAGCGAGTCGACCTTGGCGGTGCGCTGCACAAAGCGCAGCAGCCGCGCATCCTCCAGCCCATCGCTCCAGCCCATCTCCCACGCCAGCCGCTCGATGGTGGCCAGTTGCCAGCGCGTGGCCATACCCGGTGCGTCCGCCACCCGTGGGGCGGCGGCCCGCACGTCCGACCCCATGCGCCCCCAGTGGTCGATCAGCCGCACCAGCTCGCGCTCGGTCATCTCGGCGCAGCTCGCCTTGCCGGTCACCATCTGCTGGATGGCGCGGCGGTCTTCCTCGCTTGCGCACCCGGCCCGCTTGGCCGCCAGGTGCGCCTGCGCGATCAACGCGCGCCGACGTGCGCCATCGGTTTGTGTTGCCATACCGCTCTCCCGCTTGGTCTCGGTGCATCCTGCCCTGTCCGGCACGCCAGACACGGCGGGCCGCACCCGTGGCCCGCCCCCTCGGCTAGCCGCCGCCCACCAGCGTGCGGCTGGCCAGCAGCGCGCTGTCCGCATCGCCATGCACCGCGATGTGACGCAGCGCTCGCTCGTAGCGCTGCAGCCACAGCAGCATCCCTTGCACCTGCCGCGCCTCCCACACACCGGCAAACCCGCGTGCAATACGGTCCGGCAGCAGCGCGTCGACGGCGAGCACCGGCGGTGCGCAGTCGGCCGCCTCTAGCAGATCGTCCTCTTCAGCCCAGTCCATGGCTCATCCCTCCATCACTTTTCCGCGGTGATGCGTACTGTCGTGCTCGTGCGCACGCGCAGCAGCGCTCGATACGCCGGTGCCATCGGGTCATCCCCATCCGCGCTCATCTCGATCAGCTTCTCGCTGGGCTTGACGCTGACCGTCTCCGTCACCAAATCGCCCCAGCGATCCCCGAGCAGCGCGCGCAGCTTCTCAGCATCCACCACACCCACGGTGCGCGTGCTCGACACCGCAACCCGGCAAACTTTTGGGACAACCAAAGATCGCCCCACGCCCACCGAGTCGGCCAGCTCGCCCTTGATCGCGGCCAGCTCCTCCTCCAGCTCATCGATGCGCCGCACTAACCCCCAGGCGCGCACCGCTAGCTGCACCACGGCGGGCATCACCTCGGCACGCTCGTCGCTGCCATGCGCCTCGATCCATGCCACCGCGCCTTTGTCCTTCGCCTCGTCCTTCGCTACCACCTCTTTTTTTGCTGCCTTCGCCATTTCAAGACTCCTTCAAACGCCCCGGCCAGGGCGTGCAAAAACCCTCTAAACCTGCGGCATCACAACTCCGCCACCCGGCAGCCCGTGCAGTCCTCGCGCGGGCAGCTCTGGCAGATGCGCTCCGGCGCGACCTGCGCGCGCGTCTCATCGATGAGCCGCATCAGCGCCGCGTACCGCACAGGCAAATCCGACTCCTTGTCGTAAATACCTCTCGCCACCCGGCTGGCGGTCGACTTGCTGCACCCGAGCACGTCGGCGATGTCTTGCAGACGCATCACGCATCACTCCCCACCACCCGCCGGTTCGCGCTCCACTTCAGCGCCAGCTCCAGCACCGCAGGCGTCAAGCTCTGCATGCCGTTGGCGGCCATGATCCGGCGGCACTCCTCGGCCAGCTCCACCGCCTCGCGGAAGTTGCCGCGGCGGCAGCCTTGCCAGAAGGCGGTGGCCAGTTCCTTGTCCAAGACCTCGCCAAACATCGGCCGCAGCACGTGCGCCACCGTCTCGGCGCGGTCCAGATGCCGGGTGGCGGCACGCTTGGCGCCGATGCGGCTGCCCAGTTGCAGCAGCAGCTCGCGCGTGCGCCCGCTCACGAACTGCTTTTCATAGAGCTCGGTGCCGATCAAGAGCACGGCGAAGCCGCATTCGTCCGCCAGATAGCGCAGCGCCTCCAACGGCCGCCAGGTGAGTTTGTTGGCCTCATCCACCACCAGCAGCCGCCGCGCCTCGCCATCCATGGGCCGGATCGCCAGCAGTCGATCCACCGCACCCGCACCCTCGATGCCCACCGCATCGGCCACCGCGCGCAGCAACTGATGCCGCGTCATGCCGTCCCAGGCCACGATGCGCACCGCGCCCATCTGCTGCGCCACCGCGCGCCCGGCCATGCTCTTGCCCGTGCCCGCAGGCCCCACGATCTCGCCGATCGGGTTGTCGGATTCCATCACCACCTCGGCCAGCCGCAGGGCGTCCGCCACCGCCTTGGTTTTTCTGATTTCTCGTGCCATACTCTTCCTGCCTTTCTTGTCGTCGTTTCACACAACCCGGCCTGCTACAACACGCCGGGATTCATTTGGGGCCGCCATGTACCGGCTGCTGCTGTTTCTCAAGCACAGGCTCTACTTCCGGCGCAAACCGTCCGAGCCAGCGCGCCTGGCAGACGTGCTCAAAGCGGCCGAACATGCCCAGTCACAATTCGACGCGCTCCATCGCGGGCTTTTTGACCATCTGCGCGAATTGGACAAAAGGCTCTCCGGCATCGAAAGCCGCCTCGACTTCATCCTCGGCGTACTCGAATGCGCAGCGCATTTCGACCAGGCCAGCCGCGAACGCCATGAGCGCATCCTCGGCAGTCTGGAAGAGCTTTTGCGCCAGGAAATCGCCGTCTGCCAGCACGACCTGCGCGCCGAGCGCACGGCAAGCCTTGCGGCTGGCCTCCTCCTTCAGCGCCTCGACAGCCTCGAAGCCAGGCTCGCCCTGACGCAGCAGGCCCGCACACGCCTGGTCGACCGCTCGCCATACCTTTAGCGCCAGATCGCCCACACCCGCCCCGCAATGCCGGTCCAGGTACTGGCATGCCCGATCGGCAAGTTCGAATTGCGTCACCATCCGCTGATGCAATGCCTGAAATTCCCGCTCTGTCATCGATTGCTCCTTTCTGCCGCTAAAAACCCATCGCCCGCAGCGCCGCCGCCTCCGGGTCGTCTTCAGACAGCCGGATCAACTGCTCCGCCTGTTTGGCTGCCTCCGCCCGCCGCATCGCGGCCTGCGCCTGCTCACTCACCAGCCGCATGCGGTTCATCATCAGCCGCGCTTCCTCGGCGGGCTCCACCTCCACGGCAGCTTCTGCCGCGCGCTGGATCGTCGCCTCCAATCCGAGCAACTCCGCCCGCAGACCCGACACCTCGCGCACATCCAGCGGCGGGGCCTGCTCCAGCTTGTCCGCATGGAGCAGCCGCAGCGCCTGCCGCCTGCGCCCGGCTTCCTTCGCCCCCGCGGGGTCGAGCAGGCCGAAGAGATACTCCGGCACCGCCTCGCCAATCCGGCGTCCCTGTCGGTCGAACACGAAAAGCATGTCCGCCCAGGTCTCATAGACGCGCGGCTTGGCGCACAGCACCTTGCCTTCGATAGCCATCAGTTCGTCGCAGCGATACCACCGCCCGCCCCAGGACACGCGGCCATGCGTGACAGTGCGCCACTGCCGCTCGCTGAAGGCCAGCATCAACAGCCCCCGAGCGATGCGAGCGGGCTTCCAGCCACCGGCGAGCGCCTGTTCCAGCTTCTGCTGCGGGGAGAGACCCGCCATGTGCTCGGCCCTGGGCTGCGGCGTCACGTGGTAGTCAGCGAGCTCCGCCTTGAGCCACTCGGCCACCTCCTCGAAGCGGCTGGGCGTGACGCCTTTGCCAAGCGTCACGATCTTCTTCGTCATCCGGTTGCCGCCCACATAGCCCATCCACCACGCCAACCAGTGGCGAAGATTCCCGAACTGCCCCTCGATGCGCTTGCCGCGCGGATGGAACGGAATCGAGCGCGTCAGCCGCCCGGCCTCGGGCAGCAGGGCGGAGATTTCATAGGCCATCTGCTGGCCGGTGAGCGTCGCGAGCTGGTGCCAGGCATCCAGCATGTCGTCCCACCGGTATTCCGATCCGTTGTCCAGATACAGGCGCTTCGGCGCCCCGAACGGCGCCTGCTCGCACATCCGCGCGAAACTCGCCGCCACGTGCTCCCGCCGCACCCCTTCGCCCTTCTCGACGGGGAACAGGTCGATCCACAACCAGTTCGTCGCCACGTCGTGCCACGAAATCATCCGGGCATACATGACCGATCCATCGGGCCTGAGGCACGGAATATCCAAGGGCGAAATGTCGCCGCACACCAGATCGCCCGGCAGGTAGGCTTGCGCCGTGCGCCGCACCGGCGTAAGGTTGTCGTCGTAGATCGCCTTGCCGTCGCGCAGGCTCTTGCCCGCCACGCGGAAATGCTGCCCTTCCGCCGCCACGAAGCGCCGCGCCACCGGCAGGTTGAGCAGCCGCGCCAGCCATCCGTCCGGGCAGCCCGACTCGCGCAAATCCTTGGCCAGCCAGGCCGTCGCCTTCAGCCAGCACTGCCGCTCGCCGTTGGCCCCGCCCGTCCACGCCCCGCGCACCTTCGCGCGCAGCATGTCAGCCAGCCGCGCCAGGTCGAACCCACCAGCAGGCCACGCCTGCACCAGCCCGGTGGCCCAGGCTTCAAACTCGCCCGACACCACCACCCGCGCCCTGCCGCGGTCGGCCCGTTGACCCAGGCGCACCAGCGCATCCAGGCCGCCCACGCGGGCCTTTTCTTCGTAGCGATAGACCTGCTGGAAGCTCACGCCCAGATCGCGGGCAATCGCCTCCGCCATCGCCCGCCGCCCCCGGTGCCGATCCGGCAGCGCCATCAGCGGCTGGATCGCCGTGATGATCTTGTGCGCCCGCTCGATGCGTGCCTGGTCGGCATCAGTGGTCGGCTGCACCGGCGCGACCAGCTCGCCCACAAGCACAATATCGGTGGCGGGGGCAGCCGGAATCGAACCGGCCCCCAGGGTTAGCAGCCCTTTGCCAGCGCTCGCCTGACCGTCGGCAGGTTTGCGTCCGGTGCCGTCGCCGCAGCTTGCCAGCAAGCTCGGTGATACCAAGGCGCATCCAGCGCCACCCCCGCCGGTCAGCCCACCCGCACCGGTGGCCGCCGGGCTGGAATCGGCGGGAGAGGGCACGCCCGCCGGGATGGACTGACCGCCTGGGGCGGGCAAAAGATTCGAAGTCGCGGCATTCGGCGCAGCGGCTTGCGCCCGCGCCATCTGGCGCGCCAGATACATCACCACCGCCTGCCGCACCCGCACCGGCTCGCCGCGCTTGCGGGGCAGCATCTCCGGCAGCTCATCCACCGCCCAGGTCAGCCGCCCGCCCTTGCCCACCTCCTGACCCTTCGGCCAAGCGGGGTGCTTGAGCCATTCACGCAATTTCCTTGGATGCCGCCCCACCGCCGCCGCGATGGCGGCCAGATCGACGCGATCAGGCAGCATGTTGCGCCTCCGCCATGCGCTTGATCCATGACGCCCCCAGCGCCTCGATGTCCTCCAGCAGATCGCAGCGCTTCTCCGCCAGGTCATAGCTGGCCGCCAGGTAATCGTTATCCACCACACACAGCGCCCGCTCGGCCATGCGCCGCGCCAAAATCTCAATGCCCATGCGCACCGCCTCTTTGCTTGCGCGCCGCTTGCCACCCCGCGCCACTGCCGCATCCAGCAACACCTGCTTCAGACCCCTGGTCAGGTACGTCTCCAGAGTCACGCGCTCGCCCGTTTGCAGTGGCACCTCCATGTGGTGCACCGGGTAAGGGATCATCACCTTGCGCCGGCTCATTTCTTGTCCTCCATCGCCATCCGCATCGCCTCGATGGGGCTCGTACCCTCCGGCACGATCACGCCGTCTTTCAGGCCTAGCGCGACCGCGATCTTGTGCGCCTGCCCGCGCTTGCCCGCGACCGTTCCCCACAGCACCCGCCGCACCATCTCCGGGTGCACCCCAAGCTCCCGCGCGAACTGCGGAATCGTGTACCCAACGCGGTTGAACCGCGCCCGCGCCGCCGCCCGGCGCTCATCGTCAAAAGGTCCCTTACGTGCCATACTTCACCCGTGGTGTTGTGTTGCGATGGTTGGATTATTGAGAACAAAAGTTCTCATGTCAAGGGGTTCTCGTGAATTTTTTTTATCGCATGCTGGAGGAGCGTAAGCGGCTTGGCCTAAGTCAAGCCGACGCCGCTGCTGCGTGCGGTGTGAGTAGAGAAATGTGGGGGAAGTACGAAAGGGGTGCCGCAAGCCCTGGATGCGACGTGCTAGCCGCGTTTTCCTCAATAGGCGCTGACGCCCTCTACATCCTCACCGGCCGCCGCGAGCAGCCCGCGCTCGAGGACATCAAGACCCTGACCGCAGCGATCGAAGTCATCGAGGAGGCGCTGGCCAAGCGCCGCGCCGCCTTGCCGCCCGCCAAAAAAGCCGAGGTCATCGCCCTGGCCTACGACATCCTCAAAGGCGACGCCCAAGGCCAGGAG